CTTCAAGCGATGTGCCCCAGAAACGATACTTAAGCTTAAAACGAATTAAACGTTCACGGTCGTGGGGGTGAAATTCTGGAAACGCAAATGATGAGTTAAGAGGCAAGATACGAACACGGCCTGGGTGAATTCGGCCAGCTGGGTCTTGATAAGCCTCTTCGTAAGCAACTTTAATAAAGCAATCGCCTGAGACTCCGCCTTGCTGTCCCATTTCCCAAAGTACTGTTGCTTTGTTGTTATCTACTTCCCAAACTCTTTCTAGCAAGTCGGGAACAATAGCTTCTGTCTGCTTAGGGCTACGGAACTGAACGCCCTTACCAAATGTAAAGTTAAGAATAAAATCTGTAAAGGCACGATAGTAGTTAAGAACCATCTGTGATTCGCCTACTTGACGGCGGTATGAATAGTGATGACCAAGATACATAGCCCAGTTAAGGGAATAACGGTTTAGACGAGGACCGTGTACTTCAAACTCTTCGTCCGCTAGTTCTACAAGACCTAGTGGAGAAATAGAGATAGTTAAATCAGAAGACGCAGCTCTATACGATGGAGGTGAGAAATCTAGACCGCTACCACTCACCGATAATTCCTCTCGTTAAACTCACAACTAAATACTAGCATTAATATCGACATGTCGCTTTAACGCTTAAAGGATTCGCCCTTAATAACTCCGTGACCAACAGGCTTAGTTACTTTTTGCTTTTGTTCTTTTTCTTCTTTGTCTCTTTTTTCCTGTACGTAATCTCTATTACGTGGGTCAATATCTTTTTTAGAATCTACAAATTTTCCGCCCATTTGCACATACTTAGTGTGCACCCAGTGAGCAGCGGCTGGTGAAGGATACTTAGGAAAACGTGACTTAGCCTGAACAGTAACTGTATTCCAGAGGCGTGGATTAGCAGGTAACTGCTTTGGAGCATTAGTTACGGAACGACCAGAGATGAGTGCCATAGTTAATCCTTAGAAAAGCCCCACCAGTCCCGTTGCCAGGACGGTGGGGAGCTACTTCTTTTACTAGTCCTGCACTACTGCAGGGTTAAGGCGCTGTTGGTGTGAGCCATTGCGGAATACTTCCTCAATAACATTTGAACCGTAATCGCCAAAGCCAGCAGAAGCAAACTCTTGAAGAGTATTTGGCGCTTCTACCCATGCTGCAGAACCTACGTGAGCACGCTCACGCATTGTTTCTTCAGCTGGCTTAGTGTGAACTGCTGCATTTCGATTTGTACGGCCTGCTGCAGGGATATAGCCCTGTGCAGCTCCGTTTGAAAATTCTTGCGGAACATCTGTGTCAGTTGCAATTCCCTCTTCAAAGCGAAGTGGTCCGCGCTGTCCTGGCACTGCGCCAGCCATCTTGCGGTCGTAAACTGAACCTGGACGTTCTGGGAAGCTTGGTGCTGGTGAGATTGTCATAGTTATAACTCCTTGTAAAGGTTGAGGCCTCAGGTAAAAGTGTGCTACTTATTTAAGGTAAATACTGCCTAAAGTAATAATTATCTATAAAAAGGTGAAGAAGATACTTCTACCGAAGGCATAGTTAAATCCATAGTTAAACAGACAGCAATGGCCAAACTATCCGCGTAGTCATCGTGGGCGTGAGCTTCAGCGGGTGCGTGGGCTAAGAAGTTCGGGCCTTGGAACTTTGTCTCAAGGTCGGTCATCTGTTGGTAAAAGCGTTTCCAAGTTCTAAGCCGTCTGGTCTTAGCGTGTGCAGGCCAGCCAACCATGCGGCGGTCAATCAAGGCCTTAAGGTGCTTCCAGCGTTTAGATTGCTCTTGCTGGCTACTGCCTATCGAATGAACCTCTGCCCCTGGAAGTAAAAGCTTAAGGCGTTGAGCTACCGCATCACCGACTCCGTTAGCATCTACACCTACCGCTAAAACATCGTAAGAGCCAAGAAAGTTTACAATTTGGAAATACTGGTCTTCCCAGTCATCACCCTGAATTTCTAACCAGTTAAGTACTCGGTGGTCGTAGTAACCAAACTCATCTGGCCTATCCCAGTCAACCCAAACAACCGTTACAACTGTTGAGTCCATTTTACGTGCTGGGTCAATTCCTACAACAACTGGAGTTCTGTGCCACGCCCTAACAGTTTCTTGAGAGGTGTCTCCAAGCTCATCCATAATAGTTGAAGTAACGAACATGCCTCGTTCTAGTAACCACTTGCAGTTGTATGACATCTGGAACTCATCAGAATCTTCGCCAACACGAAGCATTTCTTTTTTAATAAACTTACCGTAGTTAAGGTTTACCTTAGCTACATCTTTGTAGTCCCATTGGAAGTGGTTTTGCCTAGAGGCTCTACCTGTTTGACGGCGCTTGTTTAATTGGATGGAGCGATAGAAGTTGTTTTTATGTGTTGTCGGAGTTCCGGTCTTTACCATCGTTCCTGAGTAGTACGCAAGCATAGGAGAGATTGACTTAGATACTACAAAATCATCTGCTTCTTGGCACTCGTCAATAACAATAAGATGAAAAGACTTAGACTCAATCTTTGCACGTGGATTAGCAGTCATCATCATTAGGCTACTGCCTGAGTTCTTAAGCTTAATCTGGCGTGTCACACCTGGTACTTTGCCAAGAGAATCATCAATCTCTGGGTCGCCTAAAATCTCTAACGCACGCTCAGAAGTTAAGCGGTTTACCGTACGACCAAAAAGAGTTTCAACCTGACCTTCTACTGGAGCAAACATTCCAATCCAGATGCCGTCTTTAAACTGACCTAATAAATCTGGGTACATTTTTGCAAGTCTAGGTAGCAACACCATTAACGTGGCTACTGTGTTAGCAATTGTTTCTGATTTTCCTGACTGGCGTGCAGCAAGCGCTGTAATTTCTTCACCGTCATTAATGATTACAGACTCAATAATGCGACGAGCAAGCGGTAGTTGATATGCGTGTAGCTCGTGCCCCACTAAGGCGTTCATAAACTGGATTGTTTTATCAACCATCTTGCGTACAAATTCTTTAGAGAGTTCGTCTAACTCTTCTTCCTCTTCTTCAATGAGTTCTTCTTCATCTTCTAAGAGTTCTTCTTCGTCTAAAAATTCTAACTCGCTCATATGTTCCTTATTCTAATAAAAAACATGAAACCCTGGTAGGTATACCAGGGTTCACGTTGCCACACACGGGAGAGAAGGAAGAGAGGCAAGGTAATTGTAGCGCAAATGTCGACATGTCGTTTTATCCGAGTTTTGCAGTAGTTCTAGTGTGCAACTCGTGTACAACAGCGTGAAGGGCCTCTGCCCCTGTTAAAGCTTCTTCTAAAACTGCAACATCACGGGTTCTAGAGTAAACGCTCATACAACGACCTATTTCGTAGGTAGCCTGTTCAATCCACATCTCAAGTTCTGTTGTATGTATCTTTCTTACTCGTTTTACTACTTTTTCTGAAAAAGGCTTATCCCAAGGGCTTTTCTTTTTAAACACGCCAGTCACCTATTTCTTCCGTATTAAGTTCCATATCCCTAAGACCTAATGCTTTAGCAATCATATCATCGGCATCTTCATCAAATACAGGCCCTTCAGAGCGCTTCCATAACCCCAAAACAAACCCAGGCTTAGTAAAGGGCACACGAAATACTAAACACACTTTGCTTTGTCTAAATGGGTGCTCTGTCTCTTGAGTCCAGCCTTTTTCAACAATAGGTAGAAAGTTACGGTGGTAATACTGAAGTACATCTCCGTATAGTGGTCCGATTGATTTCATATTAGTCCGCCGCGAAGGCTCCACCATCTCCATACATATAACTTGCAAATGTTTTAATATCGTTTAACTGAACTCTTTGGTTTCTTGGCATTCCTGCTGGGTCAGCTATTCCCATCTTGGGCCATCTATTAAGTCCAGAACTTTCTAAGTATTTACCTTTTGACTCTGAAAGAACAAAGCCATCCCATAGGTATTGTGGAACGTCGTAGTAGTTCCACCACGTCCCGTCTCTAAAAACTACAGTCAAAGTTTCTGTGCTGGCATCGTACCCAGCCTTTAAAGTTCTTGGCTTGCTGGGGTTAGACGACGTTGTTGTTCTTAGATTATGAGTAGATATGACTTTGTACTTTGAGGCTACTTCTTCTTTTTTTACTTTTGATGAGGGGTTAAATAAATACTCATCAAGAGTTGGTAGGCTAGATGTTTTAGAAGGTTGACCTACTTGGTACCCACCAAGGAGTACGTCAACACTCGGTATCTGGGCTCTTTTTCTTGGCATTACTCTTCCTTACAGGTATGGTCGCCTGTCTTGTGCTCTAGAACTCGTCCATTACACTCTGAACAAATTAATATGCGGGCGCCTTTAAAGTTATTTTGAGCGGTTGACCCAATAGGAAAGTTACTTCCGTCTTCAGGTACTTCTGACTCGTACTCAGTGTTAATTTTAGACTCTCTAAATAACTCTTGTGGAAACGGCCCAGACGGACTCATAACCTGTTTAGGTACTGGGTGCACCTGAACCGCTTTCACACGAGTGGTCTTCATTACTAAGCTTTTGGCTCTTCTTTTGAAGTTTCTACTTTTTCTGACTTAGCCAGTGGAAAGTGCCCAGCCTTTGCGCGTTCCTGTAAGTGCTTTGGCAAGCAGGTATTACAGTAGTCTAAAGGGTTAACTCCTGGGTCAGCGACGGAGTACGCCGCTTTTGTTTCGCAGTTACAACATTTCATATATTTCCTCCTTCTTTAAGTGTACAACAAAAAAGGGAGCAGCACATAGCTGCTCCCCTAGTTGTAGGTATTTATTTCTTCTTTGGAGCCTTTTTAGCCACAGAGGCTTCTACTGCAAGTTTCTTAGTAATTTCTGCAAGGCCAATAGTTGCTACTCGGCCAAACGCTGGGTCCTTCTTATTGATATAGCGAAGGGCTACTGGAACTAGAGATGCCCATAGAGCGTTAGCTACTAGTAGCCACTCACCTGAGCCAAACTCTAGCGGCGTTGTTGCTCCGCTTGTTTGCATGACAATCATTACTGCGCCAATAACCTGACCAAGCAAGTTACGTGCGTAGGATTCAATCATTGCTTTATTCATTTTTCTCCTTCTTCTACGTGCTGGTCGAAACGACCCTCAAGTCTTGCTAATGATACACGAACCTCTGTCATGTCCGTAGCAATTCGATTAATCGCATCTTTTAGCGATGAGCCCCCATTAGGCTTAAGCTCTGACAGGTAGTGTTTAATTGTCCAACGGATACCTACAATTACCGCGGCGCCTACGCCTAACACAGTTGAAGATAAAGCCGCCCAGTCTTGTACGCTCAAGGTGTATCCGTTCAATAGGTGTGACGTATATCATAGAACGGTAACAATAATAATACCGCTTTTAATTAAAATATTATTAAATATTTGTGCTTAAACTTGCATTTAGATGTACTTATCAATAAAAATTACTGGTTCAACTTGACACGGCATGTAACTCTGGTGTTTCCTAGAACATGACAGGGCCACTCACAAGGTGGCCTTTGCCTACTGAGAGGAGCAGAAATGCTTAATATCAGAAAAGATAAGCTAGACAAGATAGCGGTACTTGCAATTTACGGATTGCTGATTGGAGGGTTTCCCTACGCGATTGCTAAAGCAAACGCTGAGGAGCCAGTCCAGCCGGTAGTTCAGCAAGTTCCTGTGGACCCGCTAGAGAAGTACAAAGGAGCAAAAAAGTTGTCGGACACTGATTTAGTAGGACTGCTTAGCGCGGTTGGTTTTGAGGGAACAGCTCTCAAGGTCGCCTATGCAGTAGCTAAAAAAGAGTCTAACGGCCGCCCCTTAGCCCACAATGGAGACCAAAATACAGGTGACAATTCTTACGGCATATTCCAAATCAACATGATTGCTGACCTTGGAGTGACTCGTAGAGATAAGTTTAACCTCAAATCAAACACTCAACTCTTTGACCCTGTGGTTAATGCAGAAATAACCTTCTACATGACTAACGGTGGAAAAGACTGGTCCTCTTGGAAAATCGTTCCAGGCCAGCACAATGGAGAAAGATACCAGCAGTATTTAAAGGAGTTTGCTGGACTACACTAATCATTTAAACCAAAAAGCCCCCAGCCAATGGCTGGGGGCTTTTTGTTTGTGTTGAGATTATGAAGTTGTTGCTGCTGCGTAAGGTGTGATTGTGATTGTAGCTGTTGAGAGAACTGAACCTGTTCCAGCTGCTGTGCTCTGAGACTTGATTGTTCCAGCAAGACCAGCAAGGTTTAGAGTTGAGTTGATACCAGTGGTATCTGCAACTGTAAATCCTGTACCAGAAACTGTAATCTGACCAGATGCAACTGCGGTAACTGT